CCAACCACTTGAAGTATATAAATCTACTGTAGACGAGATTAAGCGTCAAGCACGAGCCAACGGGTTTAACCAGTTCCATTGGTCGTTCAGTGGAGGTGAGCCGACTGCTTATAAACAATTGCCAGACCTTGTAAAACATTTAGACGAAAAAGAAAGCAAGTACCAAAGTATCCATATGACTACTAATTTAAGTCCTGGGAGCAAATGGTGGAACACTTGGTGTCGGAATACAGAGATGTTACAACGTAGAAGTATTACGGCCAGTTTTCACGATGAGTTTGCTCAAGAACAAGAGTTTGGAGACAAGTGTTTACAGTTACAATACGAACTGGTACACGTTACGATCAATCAAGTAATGGTACCTGAAAAATTTAGCGAACTGTATGATCGTATGGCACGATTTCATGCTCGTGGAATTAATGTAACATTGAAACCGCAGAGCAATCCTACAGCGAGTGCGGTTGTAGATGGTTATACAGACGATATGATGCACAAGATGCGTGAAGGGTTTCCACAACGTGCCAACGGCGAAGACACTTATCAAATTGCACTTTACGAAGCAGATGGTACCGAACACTTGTTTGATCAAGCTGAACGATTTAATGCATTCGGCTTTAATAAATTTACCAACTGGTCCTGTAATGCTGGATACCAAAGTGTTATAATAAGAGGTAATGAGGTTAAACGAAGTTACAGTTGTCATGATGCGCCATTGGGCACCTTAGATAACTTTGATTTATTTAAGGAACAGCAACTCTGTATCACACCCACTTGTGTTAGCTCGGCAGATAGTAAGATACCAAAATGCAAATAGTTGAGATTAAACAAAACTGGCCTGATAACTTACTAAGAGTAGGTATTGTGCTCAGTAATTATTGTAACCACAAGTGTTGGTACTGTTGGCCGGGTAGCAACAATGGAACTATGAAATTCCCAGATGTAGATGTGGCTATTGAAAATATTTCTTTTTTGTTAGATTATTATAAAGAGCATACTAATAAAACAAAGTTTGATTTGACATTACTAGGCGGCGAACCTACACAATGGCCGCAATTTGTTAAATTTGTCAAATACTTTAAAGAAAATTATAACTGTATTATTACATTAAAAACAAACGGCAGTAAATCATTAGACTGGTGGACCACAACTGCTCCGTATCTTGATGAAGTGGGTATTAGTATACATCATGAATTTGTTGATATAGACCATGCCAGAAATCTAGCAGACTATCTATATGAACAAAAGGTACTAGTAAATGCACAAGTTATGATGGACCCAAGTGTTTGGGACAAGTGTATTTCAAACATGTACTATCTAAAAGGCAGCAAACACAAATGGCCCATACGATTTTCTGAACTCATTGACGTTAGCATAAGTTACACAGCGGAACAACGTGCCATAATTGATTCTGTTAGGATTCGGGGCAACAACTGGTTGTGGTTTTTATTAAATAATCGTAGTCACCGAACTAAGACTACTGTAGTTTATGAAAATGGTACTACAGAATCTGTTCCTGAAAATCATTTGTTAGTCACTAGACAAAATGTGTTTACCGGGTGGGAATGTAATCTGGGAACAGATTGGATCTGCATTGGAGCAGATGGTTCTATTACAGGGTTTTGTCCTAATAACGTTTATGATCAAGAGTACAATGTTTACAGTGTAGATTTTAAGGAAAAATTTAGTCCGTTAATTAAGCCAACTATTTGCAAACAAGCTGAATGTGTTTGTGTGTTTGATACCCAAATGCCAAAAAGAAAAATCAATAATTTTAAAACTAAAAAAATTATACCAATAAAAGTTAATAATGCAAATAGATACTGAACACTTACATTACTGGATGCAGGCTGTACGCCAAAGTCCAGACCCTATGCGTACACTAGACGCATTCTGGAGCGGACAACTCAAAAGCAAAGAATGGTTAATAGAATCTTTGACAAACTTTTGCTCTATTAAAGATAAACCAGTTAGCATAGACGTCCACGGAGGGTGGGTTGGAATGTTAGCTAGTATGTTGTTTCAGAGTTATATTCCAATTAAAAATATTCGTAGTATTGATATTGATCCTACATGCGAGCCTATTGCTACTATGATGAATAAAAAAGAAGAAATAATGGGCAAGTTTCGAGCAGTAACGGCTGATATGTGTGCTATCCGTAGCGACGCTGATGTTGTGATTAATACTAGTTGTGAACACATTACGCAAGATCAATTTGATTTATGGAAATTGGGTATGCCCAATAACAGTTTGCTTGTGCTACAAAGTAACAATTACAATATACCAGAACATATACGAATTGCCAAAGATTTAAAAGAATTTGAAAAGCAATGTGATATTAAAGTTGTATGGTCTGGCGAACTCGACTTGCCGTTGTACACACGTTTTATGGTTATAGGTACTCCATGATTAATACTACAGCAATACGCACAGTGAAAAAGGACGGATTCAGTGTAATATGGGACACTGGTAGACGTTGCAACTATGACTGTACTTACTGCGAAGCCACTAGGCATGACAATCATAGTATTCATAAAAGTTTAGAAGAGTACAAAGAAACTTTTAAATTTATTGATCAATGGGTCACTATGTATGACAATCATAAGTTATATAACACAAGTACAAATATTAATTTCACCGGCGGTGAACCAACTGCTAATCCTAATTTTTGGGAATTAATTGATCATATTAAACAACATAATAGCTCGTATAAATTAAGTTTAACCACAAATGGCGCTTGGGGTGAAATATATTGTCAGAAGGTTTTAGACAACTTTGATGGTGTTACAATTAGCTATCACGCCGAAGCTGATCAAAAACAAAAAGACCGTGTACTTAATAATATAATATTGTTATCTAAAACAAATATATGGCTACAAGTTAATGTTATGTTGCATGTTGATTACTGGGACGAGACTGTGCGTGTCTACGAAAAATTGAAAAGTCTAGGCATCAATTGCAAGCCTCGGCCAATTGGAGATGGTAATATTGTTCGCAAAGGTTGGTTTGTAGATACGGACGGCACTAATAGAAGAACTAGTCACACGTATTCAGCAGAACAACAAGCATGGTTTTTTAATGCCGTAGGTATTGATAAGACTTCTGAATCGTCGGAAGAAGGTAATCAGATAGGCAGAAGTTGTTGTGGCAGTAGATTGTTAGAAGGAAAAGTCAACGGCGAATGGAAGCCTATTACATTTATCAATACAAATTTTAAAAATTGGTACTGTATGGTAAACTGGTTCTTTTTATATATTGATCAAGAAACTAATTTAGTTTTTCATCATCAAACTTGCAAAGCTACGCATAACGGAGCTCCAGGCCCTATTGGATCGTTAGATAATACTGAAGAATTGCTCAGTAATCTTAAAACTTATCTTGCTAATCCTGAACCCATAGTCTGTCCTAATCAAAGATGCGGTTGCGGAATGTGCATTCCTAAAGCAGAAAGCCTAGAAGATTTTACTATGTTAAAAGAATTGATAATTAAATAATGTTTCAATTTAATCAACTTAAACAAATACACTTGGAAATAACCAACAACTGCCAGGCTAGTTGTCCTATGTGTAGTCGCAACCATCACGGCGGCCAAGACAATCCATTAATAAAAATCAATAGCTGGACATTGGGTCATTTTAGAAATACAATTAACGAAGAAGTATTAAATCAAATAACCGGCTTGTATTTTTGTGGTAATTTTGGAGATCCGTTGTTAAACAATGATTTGTTGGAAATGATAGAGTTTGTTGTTTCTATTAATGCCCGTATAGAAATTAGAGTTCATACAAACGGTAGCCTTAGGAATAGCACATGGTGGAGCAGACTTGCTCAGGTCATGCCTGTTAAACACACTGTAGTATTTGCTATTGATGGACTAAGTCAAACACACAGTTTATATCGTATAGGTACTGATTATCATCAAATACTACACAACGCACAGGCATTTATAAAAGCAGGCGGATCAGCAGAGTGGGCGTTTATTAGATTTAAACACAATGCTCACGAAGTTGAAGCGGCAAAGAGTGTTGCATCTGAATTAGGCTTTAGAAGTTTTGTTATGAAAGATAGTAGTAGGTTTGTTATAGACAGTAAATTTCCCGTATTGGATAAAACTGGAAAGATTATAAATTTCTTAGAACCAGCTGACGAAAGTAAGATTGTGTTTATTAAAAAATCAGACATAGACAATTATAAGAAGGTTGTAAATGAAAGTGACATAAATTGTTATGCCATTAACACTAAAGAAGTATACATAGATGCATTTGGCAAACTATTTCCATGTTGTTGGTTAGCAAGTACTCCTTACAATTACACAGAACCAAACAGTGCAATTTCTGTAGTTCGCCAAGATATAGTTGACCAGTATGAATTACTCATTAACGATCTTGGCGATATTGATACAGCTAACAGGTCCGTTAAAGATATTATTAATTCGGAGGAGTATCAATCAGTGTGGGACAAATATTGGAACGATCCCAAATTGATTACTTGTGCAAGAACATGTGGGGTCAATAAGTTAAGTAAACCAATTGATCAGTTTTCCGACAGAGCAACTTTAAATGTCTGAAACATTTTGCCCGTTGCCTTGGATACACATGGCCACTCGACCTAACGGTGATGTACGTGTATGTTGTACAGCCAATGCAAGCGGTGCTGGTGAAGAAGATGTAAAAGATGCAGGTCTTGTAAAACAGAATGGGCAAGTAATGAATTTACAGTATAGCACTATATCCGAAGTATGGAATAGCGACTATATGAAGTCAATAAGATTGCAAATGTTAGATAGCAAGATTCCCAGAAGTTGCACCAAGTGCTTTGAAGAAGAGGCTGAGGGTATTGTTAGCAAGCGCCAATGGGAAACAAAAATTTGGAATGAAAGAATTGATGTAGCTGATATTGTATCTAAGACCGCAAGCGATGGAACATTGCCTGTAAACATTCCTTACTTTGATCTACGTCTTGGAAACATGTGCCAACTTAAATGCATCATGTGTAGCCCCCATGATAGTAGTGCATGGATTAAAGAGTGGAAAACACAGTATCCAAAATATAAAACAGTTGAGCTTAAACAAGACCAAAGTTGGAATATTGACTTTGATTACACTTGGTATCAGAAAGGAACATTCCTGGAAGATATGCGTTCAAACGCATACAACATTCGCGAGCTTTACTTTGCTGGCGGCGAACCATTGCTAATACCCGAACACTACAAGATTTTAGAGTTTATGGTAGAGACAGGTGCAGCCAAATTATGCGTCTTGCGTTATAATAGCAATGGGCTAGAACTACCTGAAAAGTTATTTGACTTGTGGAAGCATTTTAAACAAGTTAAATTTAACTTTAGTGTTGATGCATTTGGTGAACGCAACAACTATATTCGTTATCCTAGCAAGTGGGAAAATGTTGTTAGTAATTTAGAAAGATTAGATGACACACCATCTAACATTGTAGTTAATATGGCCTGTGCTGTACAGCTTTTGAATGTATTAACTATTCCAGAACTAGTACAATGGAAGGAAAGTATGAACTTTAAAAAAGTTAACTTACCTCCGTATGGTGCAGGACTTATTGGAACTCATCTCGTTTATTTGCCAAGCTATTTAAATGTGCGAGTTTTACCAAATCATTTAAAAGATAAAGTTAAACGAAAGGTAGAATATTTTTGTTCTCGTAGATCAACTGATCAAGAATTTATGTCTAATCCGTATGGGCTAAAAAGATGGCAAGGGTTGGTTCAGTATATGATGGCTGAAGATTGGACTAACAAGTTGCCTATGTTAGAAGACTATCTAACAGTCACTGACCAGCAACGAGGTACAGATTTTAAAAAGACATTTCCTGAATTAATAGATTTATTTTAAAATCTGTGAATACTTGGTTAATGGGATATCTGCCGCGCAAGTACAGAAATTCCTATCACATGTAATTGGCTCAGTTGGAACAATGAACGTACTAGTATATATGTTGCCAAGGCTACCACCAACTCGACATGTAGCACGATGAACTTCGCCGTCCCAATTAATCATTAAACTTTCAATTCCAGCATTACATGACCAGTCTTTATACTTGTTTAAATGTAGTTTAATAATGTCATTGGCGTGTATAATTTTGCTATCGTCAATTACACAATTACCTTGTACCGTAGCTTCTTGTTCTTTGAGCCATTCTAAATCATTTAGATTATAACGCATATCGTCAAACAAATCGTGATCACCTTCGGTCCAGCGTATCCGTCTTACTGTACTAGGAATATGGGCTAGCAAGCATCTGGCACGTAATTGTAATACAGCATCCATATGATCATGGTGCGCCATAATCTGTGCTATAATTTTTTTGTTTGTTAATTGCACTACACTTTCTACAGTATTGAATACACGCTTCCAATCAAACTCTAAGTGTATGCTAAACACAATTTGATCTGCTTCTAGTGCCGCATAAAACTCGTACGGCATTGTTCCATTAGTTGTTACACTAATCCATGTAACACCAACATACTTACAATACTTTACCAACTCTAGGAACTTAGGATGTACACACGGCTCGCCGCCTGTAAAACTTAAACGAATAGGTTTATCTAACGTCATAAGTTGATCAACAGTTGATTTTAGTATTGCTATATCAGTATGCGGGCTTGAATTATCGTGTATCTCACTAGGGCAATAGCTACAGTCATAGTTACAACGCCTGCCAAGGTTCCATTCAACTTTGATTGCAGTCTGATGTGGCCATCGGCTAGTTATTTTGTGCATATGGTTTGAATTCAGGAGTAACATCGAAGAAACTTTGATTGCGGGTAGCATCAAGTTTACGATTAAATTCTATGCAATCTTGCCACTTGTCGCTTTGGTCTTTTGAATTTAAATAATTTATAACACCGTCTATCTGCCCTAGTGTAATTCCTAACAAAATAGGATTAGATTTAACATGTTTAAATTCAGGTACAACTTCTCTCACGGCTTTTAGCTTAGTGATAGCAAGTGTTTTCAACTCAGCTGGCAATACTTGTGCAGATAAAATGTTTGGATAATTAACCATGTTGGTATAGAATACAATTCCTAAATCGTCCAAAAAATATTTAATCATTTTATCTAATATTAATATATTACTAATTTGTACTGCAACTGCACCTACTATTCGGCTGACGTTAGGAATTCTCTGTATGTCTTTAACGCTCTTAACAACATCATCCCAATTGCCGTTACCGCGAATGTAGTTGTAACTATCATTAATACCGTCAATGCTGACGTTGACAGCAACTGATCTAAAATGTGGCCAATAATCATTTATCGTTCTCCCTTTGCTAATTCCTAGCATTGTGCCATTAGTGGCATACTTAATCTCAATTTGAGAACCAAATGGTTTTAACATATCCAGTATGCGATAATGTGTAGGATCCATCAAAGGTTCTCCACCGGCAAACTCTACACGCCTAAAATAAGGCAATAGGTTTTTAAAACTTGACCACCAGTTATTGTTATCTACAAAACTATCAAGAAATGGTTTCTTTTTTAAATTTAATGTTACTACTTTTTCAACTAGATAGTTATCTTCTTTTTTATAAAATTCTTCTATTTGATCCCAATCGTTCCAGCTAGTACTGTCCATGGGATTACACATACGACATTTAAGATTACACAAATTATTCATCTTAATTTCCATAGTAGGAATCTCAAATGGCATTTTATAATCAGTATTCATAGATTTTATAGCATTGGGATATAAGTTAATTCGTGACTCAGGAATAACTCCACTAATATGTCGTTGACGTAAACTTTCTACGCCTTGGTCTTCTAAGTTAAAACACGGAGCACACTCAGCTGGTCTATCACCGTGTAACACTTGCCTACGAATACGTTGCATAGTGTCGTTATTCCAAATCTCTTCAAGTGTATTATCTTGAATAAAACCAATTGGGTGACTCCGGCAACATACTTTGACAGCACCGTCTTCTCTGGTGGCCAATCCGGTAAACGGGTGCATACAAAATGTTTTACTATTCATAAAGTATTTAACCAGGTTATGATGTTACATAAATATTTCTATGCTGACATCTACTAATTATACAGTCAATTCAACTCTATTTCAAGAGGCTTGTAGTTCATTACCAAAAGAAGGAATGAAGACAACTATCAATCAACCCACTGGTGATTTCTGCTATGATCCGTGGGTTATTAAGGACGAGTATAAAGGTACAGTTTGGGAAGCACTTTATAATTCATTACCCGTAACTAAAGGTGAAGCTAGGATTATAATATTGGATCCTGCTCACTGTTATCAGATCCACGCAGACATAGATGACCGGTATCATTTGAATATATTAGGCGACAACAGCTATCTAATAGATTTGGTAAAGGATACCATGTATCCGTTAACACAGGACGGTATATGGTATGATATGGATGCAAGTTTCCTACATACAGCCACTAACTTTGGACGGAGAGCTAGAGTCCAGTTAGTTGTTAGAAAACTATTAAAAAAGAATAAATTAATTAATCCCGTTGAAATTACGATTGATGCAAAATTAGATACAGTTGATCATTCTAGATTTGCTCTTGACAATTGTGTAAGTCCGTGGCTTAACTTGGCTAATAAAAACGGAATTATAAACAATTTTTCTTTTTCACAATCGCAAATTAAATTCAATATAGAAAAAGATCACTTAGATGATTTAAAAAATATTTTGCCCACAGGCCTGGAACTAACATGACTGCATGGCAACCATTTTATAAAATTCGAAATGGAATATATAGCACTACTAATATGTTGTATACTCCGTTAATAAATCCAGAAGGAAATGTAATGTGTATGGATTGGAGTTTAGACAATCCATATCATGGTAATGCTGTTGGCAGAACAACAGAACTTATTGATTTCTTTTTTGAAAGAGAAGTTAAGTACATCAACATTTTTAAAGATTATCCGTGGGCTCCGATGATCTTAGATATAGATGTAGACAACAAAAAGATTTTTATTGAGTGGAACAAAGAAACTTTGAATACATTATTGTTTGTACATAATGTCACGGTAGATTCTATTTGCTCAGACTGGAAAGATCAACAATATAATATACTAAAAGATATTCGAGACGCTGGGTACTATAAGATGGCGTTGTATCCTCATTGTTTTTTCCTTGATAAAAATAACAAATTAAAAACATTTGACTTCTACGGGTGTGTTGAAATTGATAACCCGTATATAGAATATAGCAAGATAGAAGGTATAATTGGAGTAGACAGTGGGAATCGATTCAATTCCGCAACTACAGACGGAGTCATTGATTTTTCTGTATTTTTTAAAAATACCTTGCTTACACATTTAGTAAATATATGGCCAGATAATCCATTCCCGGAAATTTATAGGAAACTGTATGAAATATTGTAGATTGTTAGAACCGTATAATGACATAGATTGGAATTCATTAATTGAATCTCTTGGAGAACCTGAGCAAATACATCAACCAGGAACAACCGATTGGCCACAGTGGGAAGCTATGGAAGTTGACGGCAATGAAATGTCTATTGTTTTTAAAAACTGGAAAGATGCTAATTTCAATATGGGCGCCATTAACTGGTGCAATTATTAT